AGCGGATCCAAATTTCACGGCTACTCGTACCGGGTCCTTCACCCATCGGTAGGTTCCAGTGAACACATCCTCAACAAGAAAACAACTACAGAAATAGTTGCAGTCGGTGTTGTCGACTCGTTTAGTGTCAAAATTCCCCATTTCAGCATACTGATTCTGAGCAAATTCTGGGTTAGTTGGTTCATCTACACAGAACAGTGAGTCGTCTCCGATGGCTATCATGAACTTAGGAATTTTCCGGTATGCCACGGAATACACAAACAAATTCATGAGTGTGTTTCCCAACAGAGTTGTAGCATCCCCTGATTTGTGTTGGAACACCGTGTCGATCGACACACCAGTCTGAATGTTCCGGGCCTTAGAGGACACGTGCGACTTGTCCCAAATTTCCGCTATAGTAGGGTGCAATCCCATCATTCTGTAGAAAGTCATCTTTGCTATGTGAGCTGACTCAAGTTGACTCTTGTCGAAAGACGAAATATCCATCTCTGTATATTTGTGTTGGTCGGGAGGGAACATCTTGCACATCTGTGTCGTGGTAGCCTCAAGGTTCATTGAGTTTCGAGACCACACGACCAACACCTGAGGTAGGAGTATAGACTCTATTCTCTTCTGCAGTTCTGTGAACGATGCCGATACAATGGCAGTAACCTGTGGTTTACTTGCCAAAACAGTCTGGGCTTTTTGCAGTACTTGCTGGTGGGCTGTGGTAACAACAACCTTAGGTTTAATCTTGATAGACAGGTCAAACTCGTTACAAGGTTGTTCTTCGAGTCCTGCACCTATGATGCCTGGACCATCAAGACCGTCCATGGCCTGGTTAGGTTTAGTTGCCGTATCAAGTTTCCTCGTCCATGCATTCAGAGCGGGTTCGTTTTGACCTAAAGGATGTTCTGCGAACTCAGCCATGATCTCGTCGACGTTCGGCACACAGCAGCATTTTTTGAATTGCTCAATCATGATAAGGGCTCGATCGGCCGGTGACATATCATTGGTAAGAACCGGTGGATTAGCATTCCTTTTGTTGTAACAGTTATAAAGAGATTTTGCCGTACGAGAAAACTGATTAGGCATACCAGACTTTATAACAGGTTCATTTCGGTCAGGTTCCTTGGGCACAGAAAAAGCCTTAGTGTAAGTGAAACTACCAGACTCGGCCTGAATCTCCATGTCACCACACTCCAAAAGGTAATTGTCAAAAGTGTTATTGACTTTGTTGTTACCTGGAAGTATGTGGTCAATGCAACACTGTATGATATCAGCAGGGTTCTCGATCGAGTCTACCATGATAGGAGTGGTTGGCGGTGGAGTCTGCGACACAACCCAGTAGTAGTCAAATGGTTCGGGTGGGGTCTCCATGGACGAATCTGCCAGTATCCTAGAAACCAACGCTGCACCTGTAACACTTGGGGGTATGTAAACCTCGGTCTTGTCCACCACCACGTCCAAGAAACCATCAAAAACTGGCTCAACCGTGGCGTGTTCGGAGGGTTTGTACACCTCTGCCAGCCCCCCGCCTCTCTTTGAGTAGGTAGCCCCCAGATCCTTAAACCAGTCTGGAGAAAAATTGTGCATCCTAACACAAAGATTGCGGAGAGGGACGGAACTTATGATTGAGCCAAGTCAAGACA